AAAGCACGTGAATACCGGAAATGGAAAACGCTAAATTCCCCAACTACTTATGTCGATAGGATTGAGGTCGAGGAAATAACCAGGGTAAAACACAGGCCATCAAAGATCGGAGGATGCAAGAATGTCTAATGTCGAGAAATTTTATCCGCCCAACAGTCCAGTTATGCTGCCAGCCATGCTAACCGGGTTAGACGGACAGCCGTATAACCCGGAAAACAAGAAATAGATGAGACACCATATATCCATGAAAGTTATGGAGTTTGAAATGAAAAAGAACAAGAAAAAATCAAAAAAACAGACCGCGCACAACGCAAAATTAGGGCGCTGGAAGGCTTTTGCGGAATATGTGTCGCAGGGGAAGAGTGCGGCGGAATCGTACCGGCTGGCGGGGTACAAGGCGACTGGGCATGCGGCTGAGGTGGAGGCGAGTAAGACCCTGAGAATCCCTGAGGTTGCTGCCATGGTGAAGGCTGCGAGGGACAAGGCGTCTTCGGCGCGGATGGCGACTGCGGTGGAACTCAAGGAATTCTATACGAAGACGATGCGTGGGGCGATAAATGATGTACAGGAGACGAAGGATGGACCGATGATTATTCCTCCGAAGTTGGCGGATCGGATTCGGGCGGCGGATTCATTGGGGAAATGTTTTGGGTTATTTACGGAAAAGACTGATGGGAAATTGGTGGTGACGATTCGTAGGGGTGGGGATTCTGCGGCATCTTTGCAGAAAAGGGAAACGGAATGAAATCATCCTGGGATAAGGCGAAAATTCGGGCCGGGCATTATGAGGTGCGGATTCAGGTTGAGACTATCTTGCGGACAAATGGTTTTTCTCATGCTTCGATGTCAGACCTAGCTAAAAGGGTTGGGTTGTCGCCTACGGCGCTTTCCAATGCGATTCGGGATAGTGTTCGGCTGAAGATTGATCGTGGGGCGTCGGGATCAGGGCAAAAGACGATGGTGAGTATTAAATCGAGTTATCTGTAAAGGGGATGCGATGAAAGACAATGAAGTTCTTGGGAAAAGTCTGGGGATGGCGGATTGCCATACGATTCAGGCGAAGAAATTTACCTTTGATAGGTCGAAAAAGGTGGACAGGGCTATCGCTGATGGGGTTTGGGATATTTTGCAGGGGAATGTTGACCCTGCGAAGATCGCGGAACCGGATGCCGATGGGATGGTGTCGGTGCCGATTGAGTATGTTCAGGCTGTGGCCTGGTGGATTATCAAACGATTGAAGACTATGGGATGCCGCAAGGGGTTTTCGGTGATGGTGCTGGAGGATGAGCCAATCGTGGTGATTGAGTTTGTGAAGGAGTTTGAGGGGGTTTTGAATGCTGAGGGTGATGTGCTGAAAACGAAAAAGGAGCAGCTGACGAATTGTGGTTTGGCCTTTCAGCGAGAGATGGACCCTGAGCGGGTTGGGAATGATGCGGCGAATGAGTTTGTCCATCATTTGAGTGAAAATCTATGAAACCACAGACGACTGACATTCGGTGCATTTTGGCAGCGAATAACCTGATGTGGTTGGTGATTTTGGAATCTTTGAGGGATTGAAGTGTGACTGAGTGTGAGATTTGTTTGCCGGAGTTGCATTCGGGACAGGTGAAGATCCTGGGCGAGAAATGCCGGTATAATGTTTTGGCAATGGGTCGTCGTTGGGGAAAGACTGTTTTGACGCTCATAAATCTGATTGATGATCAGGACTTTGGGGCGCTCAATGGGTATCCGGTGGCCTGGTATGCGGCAACGAGTAAGATTTTTGACGAGGTGTGGCGTTTGTGTTTGCAGATTCTGCCAAGGGAAATTATTGCGCGGACTGATACCCAAAAACATAGAATTGAGTTGGTGACTGGTGGGGTGATTGATTTCTGGTCTTTGGATGGTGGGGATACGGGCGGTGCTGGGCGTGGACGCAAGTATCGGCGGGTGGCAATCGATGAGGCCGCGCTGGTGCGGGATATGCTCAATATCTGGTCGCGGACGATACGTCCCACGCTGATTGACCTTGAGGGGGATGCTTGGTTTGCCTCGACTCCAAGAGGTTTGAATAACGATTTTTACAAGTTGTGGTGCCGTGGCCAGAATGGGAATCCTGACCAGATGAAGGGGTGGAAGTCGTGGCAAATGCCGACTGATACCAATCCACACCTTTCACGCAAAGAACTTGAGGAAATGAAGGCGGAATATGCCGGAAGGCCTTTGGATTATCGACAGGAAATGTTGGCGGAATTTGTCGAAGATGCTGGGCAGATTTTCGACCTGAACTGGATCAATGAATTACCGACGCCGAAGAATTGGAGGCCAGCGGTGTATGAGGCGTGGGATTTGGCGGGGACGAAGCAGGATTTTAAGGAAGAGGAAAAGGGACGGGGTTGCGAGTCGGTTGGCGGGGCCTTGGTGAAAGATTGGATGCGGCGGTGGTGGCTTTATGACCTGAGACGGGGGAAATGGAATTCGGGGGAACTGTGCGAACAAATTATTGATTTTGGTTGGAAACATAAGGCGCGGAAGATTTGGCTTGAGGATCCGGTGGCGTTGTGGTTGGAGCCGTTTTTATTGTCGATGATGCGGGAGTCGTCAAAGCATTTGCCGATTGAGCGGGTGGTGGTTGGTGGGCGGGGGGATAAGATTGCCAGGGCGCAGGCATCGGTGGTGCCGGTGATGGCGAATGGGTCTTTCTACTGCGATCCTACCGCGCCATGGTACAAGGGTTTGCGTTTGGATCTGGCTGGGTTTCCGAACAAAGGGAAGGACACGGTGGATATGCTTTCCCTGGGGTTTGCTGAGGCGCAGGAGGTGGCGATTGAGTCACCAGCGCCGATGGCTGCGAATTATGGGACGAGGGATCCATCGAAGATTACTTGGGATGAACTGAATCAAACGAATGAACGGAAAGGGAAGTCATGGAGATAACAAAACAGGACGCATGGGATATTTTGCAGGCTACCAGTGCAGAGATGAAAAGACATAACAGAAAAACAATTCAAGTGAACCCAATCCATGTTCGTGATTTTAAAATTCGCTTGGAAGAAAAGGGCGTGAAATTTGTTGAGAGAAAAGAAAGAAAAATGCCAAGCAAAGAGACAATGATTTTTTGTATTGAGGCAGCAGCGGAATTTATTGAAGACGTTCTAGGTCACGAATACAATATGATTTTCGTGAAGGAAAAATAATGGGATACCAACCACCGCTGAGAAGTGCTGTGATTTTTCTTCTGGGCCTGGACGCTGGGGCGATTACGGCGCGAACAATGTCAGACCTGGCCGAGATTCCCGAGGAGCGGTCGAAGGGGTTTTTGAATATTTTGGAGAAATGCCGAATCGTGAAAAAGACGAAACAGGGATATATTCAGGGACCAAAGTGGGGTGAATGGATGCGAAAACCGTGTAAATCAAGACCTAGAACATGCAATTCCTTTGATTTTGTGGTTGATATCAACAATATGAAACAAACATTTTCCAAACGAGTGAAAGAACTCATGGATGAGATGGGGCTGAATCCGTACCAACTTGCAAAAAAGGCTGGTATTCCTAACCAGTATGTCTATCGGATGCAGAATGGGAGTTTTCCGCCTGTTCCACATACAATCCTCATCGCAAAGGCTTTGGGGAAATCGGTCGAAGAGTTGACTACATAAAGTGCTGATTTGTGGCGGTGAGTGGTCCCGAAAGGATTGGCGGTGCAAACGGCCAACCCCTAAAGGAGACCAGCCATGCCCGAATCACTCGGTATTGTCGCGTTGTGCGAGGCGCATGCGACTGCTTCCAACACCACCCTCCCGGTGGCGCTTTACAAAAACTCTCGCCTGCTTGGGAAATTGCTCCTGAGCATCTATCGCGCTGCCAGTGTTGGCGGCGGTACGATTTATGGCGCTTCTTTGCCTGGCCCTGGTAGTGGCGATGGCAAGTATGTCGTTGCCAAGGGTGATGGTTCTACTGTGGCCTTTGCCACCACCATTCCCTATGCCGCGCTGAGCAACAACAACTATCTGGTGCGCGTGTCGAAGTCTGCCCGTTCCAACGCTGGCGCTGCGACTGCTGCCGTCACTGCTGGTTCCAAGACCGTCACTGGCACCAGTACCAGTTTCACCACGGAACTGCGAATCGGCGACCAGATCAGTGTCAATGATGAAATCCGCACCGTGCAGCAAATTGCCAGCACGACCAGTCTGATTGTTGATAAGGCCTTTACCAATTCTGCCAGCGGCAAGACGCTGTACCTGGTTGATGGTTTCCTGGCCCCGACAACTGACTTTACCTTGAGTGATAATGGCGCCGGTGCCACCATCACTATTGGTCATGCCAGTAAGGTGCCATCCGGTTGCAAGATTGAAATCTTCCTGGTTACGCCGGTGGCGCTGTTTGCCTTTGCTGATGCCACAATAATCATCACCAAAAAGGTTGAACTCAATCAGGCTGCCAATGATGTGGTTTGGTATGTCAGTGATGCCACCAGTACGCCTTCCTCGACTGCCATCTACGTCGAAGCGATTGGTAGTTGATCATGATGGACGATCCCACCAGTGAAATGATGCCAGGACAATCGTCTGATCCGATGGAAATCATCGATGAGGCGGTGGAATCTGGTATGGCCGCAGAGGAGGCCGGGACGACTGATGTCCCGGCTGATAAGGCGGAACTGGTTAAATCCTGGTGGGACCGGACTACCGAGACGAAGGACTTTACGGAGTGCGTTGACCAGTACGAGCGGGACCGCATTTCGATTGATGGCGGGGTTCCTGAAGATGTATTGGATGCCGCTGAAGTCACGGTGAACCATATCTATCGCAATGCCATCCAAGGCGTGGCGATGACGGTGCCGGAAATGTCCACGATGGAGTGGAAGCCCCGCGAAGAGGTACAGGCGGTGGCGGGATTCATCTTGCCCCCACAGATCAAGCAGATTTTACAACAGCGCAGGACGGGGCAACTTGGCCTGGCTGCGGTGTTGTCGGTGCTGTTTCATCGGTACGCCGAACGCTGCAATCTGCAAGAGAAAATCGAAGCGGTGGTACAGGATTCCTTTCACTTCCGTATGGCGGCGTTCAAGATTTGGTGGGCGTATTCGTTGACCGAAGACCCCATCAGTCAGGCGCGGCCTGCCGATGAGCAGGATCTGCTTGCCAAGGCGCGGACAGAGATTGAGGCCTACAACGCCGGGGATTTTAGACGCGATGATGCGCGGTATGCCCAACTGCGGGAAACCCTGTCGGCGATTGGGAAGACTGAGCAGGACATCAAACGCGGGATAATGGTCGAGATTGTTCCCCTGCGGAATTATCGGGTGGATCCGGCTGTTTCGGGGCCGGAATATGAGGATACCAAGGCTTGGGAACGGCATGATGTGCTGATGCGAAAATCAAAGATTTTGCAGAAGTGGCCGGATGTGAAGAAAGATGATCTGGCGGGGTGTTATGCCTGGGCGCTGGATGAGACTGGTGAGGCGATTCGGCAAGACAAAATCGAAGACACCAATACCATCGGCGACACGCAGGCCCCACGGTCGATGCAGGATTCTAAGAGTCGCAAGGATGACGATGATTGGCATTTGGTGGCTGAGATTTACGACTATGAGACCAATACCAGGTTGGTGCTGATCGATGGGTTGGATTATCCAGCGGTGGAAGAACCGATTGAGCGCGGTCCAACGGGGATGAGCCCTTTCTGTTTGCTGATCCAAAATCGGCGCTCGGGGCATTTAGCTGGGTTTTCAGACACGGAACTGCAAGCGAAGATCCAAAACTCAATGAACAAAAAGCGGACGGCGGAAGAGGATTCACGCCGGAACGCGCAACCACGTTGGGGATATGACAAACGGGCATTTACCAAGCCGGGGGATCTGAAGGCAGCGCATGACGCGCCATCAGGGTCTTTCACTGGCATTGAGTTTCAAGGTCGAAGTGAGGATTTTGAAAAGTCAATTTTCAACCTGGCCGGGAATCATGACCACAATCCCTTGGAATTTGATACGACCAAGGAAATTCAAGAGATGCGAAAGATGGCCATGCTGCCAGAGCAGGCCAGCGGGGAACTTGGTGGGGCTGAGTTTGCGACCGAGGTGCAGGTGGCTGCGGCGGGGGCGAATGCCTTGGCGCGGTATCGGCAGAACCGGATTACCAGATTTTTGAAGAAGGTTGGCGATAAGATCGCGCAACTGATTTTACTCAACGTGCCACAGGATTTGGCCATCCAAGACGCCGGACCATTGGCGGAATTCTTTTACCCGGCGAAGCAGATGGACCGGCAAGAGATTTATCGCGGTTTGCAGGTGACGACTGAGGCCAAAATGGATCGGGCGCTGGATTATTCCAAGCGTGCTGAGGCCCTGGCGCGACTGATCGAGGCCTTCAGAGGGTCAGGTATCAAGTTTGATGAGGAAATGGCCGGGAAGGTTTTGGCGAAGTTTATGGATCTGGACGAGGCCCAGGACATGATCAGGGCGGATCCCAATGAACTGGTGGCCAAACTGGTCGAGGCGATTCAGAAGGATCCACAGTCTTTGGCGCCTGATGCGGTGATGGCCCTGGCCCAGGTTGGGCAGATGGCCCAGCAACAGGTGATGCAGATGCAACAAGAGCAGCAGATGCAACAGATGCAACAACAACAAGCGCAGGGGCAACCTGCACCAGGTATGGGGTGAAACATGGCCACAAGAGTAAAAACCGCAATCCCATTACCGCCAGGCGCGGAAAACCACAATGCCGTCCACTTTAAGTGGGAGGGATTGCTGAATGGGGACGTTGGTGAGGCCCTGGAGATTGGGGCCTATTCTGATATTTCCATCCAGGTGGTGGCCACGTTTGGTGTGGGCGGAAGCGTGCAGATGCGTGGGTCGAATCTGGCCGCGCCAGCGGTGGCGACTGATGCCGATTGGGCAACGCATGCCGATCCCCAGGGAAATGACCTCAACCTGACAAGCGCGGCAAAACTGGAAACCATTTTGGAGGCCAGTCGCTGGTTCTCTCCCAAGGTGACTGCCGGTGATGGCACCACCAATATCGCCGTGTACCTCTATGCAATCAAAAGGAAATGAGCAATGCCTATTAAAATCAGCGCAGAATTGAAGGCCTTTGGCAAGATGGCTGACGCCGTGAAAGAGATGATTGAAGTCTCTGAACGGTTGAACAGTTTGGAGCAGGCTGAGGCGGAATCGCTTCAACGCATGGCGAAGAACGAGGCGCGGGGGGTGGAACTGCTTCGCAAGGCTGAAACTGTTCGCAATGAGGCAATGGACATCAAAAATGAGGTTAGCGATCAGGCCAAGAAATTACTGGAGGACGCCAAAAAGGAGGCGGCGGCTATCTTGGCAAATGCGACCAGTCGCGGGACATCGATCATCCAGGCTGCGGAAGCAACTAATAAAGAACTGAACGAATCCGCCGCCGCGAAATATGTGGTTGCGAATGCCATGGAGCAAGAGGCCAAGGCTAAATTGGATGAACTCAATGCCGAAATTGAGGCGAAAGCCAAGCAACTGGATGACCTTAAGGCGGCGATTGCGGCGATTGTTGGGAAATAGGTCTGACAATCACTTTCGTTGGAAGATCACGATAAAGGGGAAAATCCATGTCCATGTCCAATGCCTCTGAGAACGCCCTGGCGCTTCTTCTATTCAATAACACCGCATGGGCCAACGTCGGGGACGCTTCTGGCCTGCAACCGTCAGGAGCGGCGGGAAACTTCTATGCTCGACTGCATACCGCCGATCCGGGCGAGGCAGGAACAGGCGACACCTCACAGGCCGATTACACCGGATATGCAGCTGTTGCCATTCCTCGCTCTGTTGCTGGGTTCACGGTTTCAGGCAATCAGATCGCCAACGCTGCGTCCGTCCAGTTTGGTGAATGCTCGGCAGGCACAAACCTGGTAACGCATTTCAGCATCACACTTGGCTCAGGCGCGGCGTCACCAATCCTTTTCAGTGGTGCGTTGTCGGCAAGCCGGACTATCACCAGTGGTATAACCCCAATCTTCAACATCGGAGCGCTCACAGGTACCTTGGATTGATATGCTACGTTCCCCCCGTGACATTCAGCAGGCAATCGCGGAAGGCAGATCGCACAATCAGCGATTCTTCAAGGCTGCCGCTGGTGGTGCTGACGGGCAATGGTGGGATTGGTCATTCGCGTCAGGGCAGCCTGCCTATGACGCACGGGTCGGGAATGCCTTAGAGTTTACTCCGTGCATTGCACAGGCTAATGATGCTATCTGGTTCCCTGCGATCGAGGCTGGAATGGAGAGGCAACTTGCAGGGATTACTGTAAAACCACAGGCGAGCGGTCAGAGTCAAGTCGCGGTTTCATTTGAGGTTTACGATTTGATCGGCGTTTATCCACTGATCGACGGCGATAGCACCGATATACAGGAAATGGATAATTCCGCACCGCTCCCAAGATACTCGACAGGAGACGGGATTATTCCAGTTTTGGTCAACCACGTTGCCCCGCAGATACAAGCGGCAGACGGGACCATGGTCTATACAACTTGTGCTGGGGTACAACGCACGGTTACAATCCGCGCAGCACTGACAGGTCTCAATCGTGTTGTTTCCGCGCATCCGTCAGCCGGGGCGGCTGGTCAGTTGTCTCTGCCACGGGCAGACGGTTGTGGAGGCGTTCGATCCATTGACTCGCTAACCTGGACGGCGGCACCCGGCGGACTGTATAGTCTTTATCTTATTCGCCCTTTGTTTTCGTTTACGCATTGGTCTGATCCTATATCTGCGGCGTCGAGCACCGGAAACAAGATGGCTATTGAGAAATGTAATTGCACGCACAACGCTTGGCATCTTCCACGTATCTATGACGGCGCACACATCGGAATGTTTTTTATGACATCGGCTGGCGGGCGCACAATGTCTCTCTTTGGTCACATGAACTTCATCTGGGGATAAGCCATGATCCAATCAATCGATAACCTCTATGCTGCGAACTCTGCGGGGCAGCGGAACCGTACAGACTTCAATAAAATCACCGGCGCGGCGGCTTATACCGCTGGCCGATGGTATGAATCATTCAGTCTCGCAGGGTATCCGGTAGCGACCACGTTCCCGGGAACCGCCCTTGCTTGCGTGAACTGCTCCGATTCCGCTGGTGATGGGACAAATAGATTCGGAATCCCTCACGGCGGGAATGTTTCGACTTTGGTAAAGAACCTCGTTGCTATGGGGGCGTTGTCAACCGCAGCCACCGGAGCACCGGCAACGCTCAAACTCGTTGATTTGGTTTCCTACTGGCCCGGCATCGACATGAACCAAGCCAGCGTCCAGAATCTAAGCGGGACGCCAACACTGACCCGCTGGCCAAACGGGGCTGGTCTGCGTCTATCTCTGGTGGCACGTTCTACCACTGGTGGTACGGCACACAATCTTCAGTTAAGCTATACGAACCAAGCGGGAACATCAGGGCAGGCGTTGCCTGGGACTGTTGCTTGTACCACTGGCGCAATCGTTCCACACATTCTGCATTCTGGCGTAGCTGCGAACAACTTCGGTCCAGAACTGCCGCTTGCGTCTGGAGATACCGGCGTTCAAAACGTGGCAAATATCGACTTGTCCGCTGCCTCTGCCAGCGCATCGACCGCAGTCTTGTTGCTTTATCGTGTCATTGCCGACATCACGATCAGTCTGCAAAACGTCAAGAGCGAAAAGGATCTTGTCTCGCAGTTCCCAAGCATGCCAGTCATTCCTGATGACGCATGCCTCGGATTCTTGATCGGTGCTGGCGCTAACATCGCTGCGGCAACCACTTTCAGCGGAAACATTGATACGGTTTGGGGATAAACCATGGCTCTCTGGCCAAATGGTACTGCGATGTTTAGGTCCCCAGTCAGATTGTTGGCCGGGCAGACATCGGCATTCCATCACCAGAGAAACTATACAGAGGCCGGAAACAAGATCCATGCCATCGCCAATAGCCAAATGAGCCGCAAGGCGAGTGTTCCAGAGGGATATGCCCCTTATGCCTACACGCTCCCCGTTCTCTCGGGCGGAATGTCTGGGTTCCCACGGATCGCAACGATTTCGGCAACTCCGGCGCTTATCGCAGGTTCCACCGTAGCGGGTACGGCAACATTGACGCTCACCGGGGAATCAAGCGCATCCATTATTACTGCAATGGTCGGAGCGTACACGCTGACACTGACACCGAACGCTCCAGAACTGAAGTTGACCCTTGGTCTAGTTGGGGCCTATGGGTTTCTTTTGGGTGGAATCGGATCGCTTGCGATCATTGACCCAATGACGGGTTCTTGGTCCATGACGCTGACACCGATTGCAGACCTAAAAGGCATCTTGTCTGTTTCTGGTGAGTTCCGAAACAGTGATGACGCTGTAACCGTGGACTATCAGGGTGCGGTGTATGTCGCAGACTGGGGCTCCGATGGCTTTACCTACCCAGCCGGGACAGCCACTTCGCCCGTCCAGAGCATCGCCGCTGCTGACTTTATCGCAACCAAGTACGGACTAAAAACATACTATGTCAAGGGTGATTTCACGCTTTCTCGCGGATACACCAACGTCATATTTAATGGCTGGGGGCCACTCCAGTTCAACAGGATAAATCTTAATGACCAGATTTTAGACTCCGTGCTGTTTGAAAATTGTGTGGTAGAGGGGAAGCTTAATACCACGGCAATCGGCGGCGAGGGATGGCAAGCAACCATTGCAAAGGTCGAGTTTAAGGGTTGCTATTTACAGTCCATTGAAGACCTGCAAGGAATCTGTAGCCATTCGCAAATTGATGGCCTAACACTGCTTAATGCTGGTGGCTGGTTCTCATCAAGCGACACTGTTATTGAGGGCGACAACACCGTATTTGACATGCGGTCCACGCCAGGGACAACACTCTCTATGGACGTGAACAGTGGTTGGACGCAGGTGATCAATGCCGTAACTGGGTGCCTGCTGGAATTGAATGTTAAGGGCGGCGAGGTATCGCTAGACGCATCTTGCACTGGTGGTGAATACTATCTGGAAGGAGTTGGTACACTGTTTAATGATTCTGCCATGGAGAAGAAAGAAAACCATTTCATTTGGAACGAACAGAGCGCCTATGTCCGCGAAGTCGGGTCCACTGGTGCGCTGCTGTATGGTGCTGGTGGCGGATCATCGCCGGAAACAATTGCCGATGCAGTTTGGGCCAAGGTTCTGCCATGAGCACGGCAGGTGCAAGACTTCTGGAATTATCTGGTTTATCTGGTGTCGCTGCGTCTGTGCATTTTCGGGCGATGGTTGGCGCTACTGGATCAACGGCAGGTGAAATGCTTTTTAATCGGTCGTCACTCAGGCCCAGCGCCACGGCTGGGGAACATTTGATGGATGGTGGTGGAACAAGGCCAAATGGAGCAGTATTTATTGTACGTTTTCGGCGGCGGTGCCGGTGAGAAAAAATATCCACAAAGTGCTGATTTGTGGGATGGAGAATAAAAACCAAAGATAGGGCCATTGGAGCGATTCAATGGCGGACCCCGCGCAAGATGATGACTTAGATCAACAAACTTTGGCCGACCAGGCTGAAAACACGACTCAAGCACCGGAAGCCGGTGAAAAAGTCGTTGTCGATGAGAAAGCCGATCCGAGCGAGAATGATCCGCTGGTGATGGCACAGATGAGCGTTGAGACGGAGGCAGCGAAGCCGGAAGCCGGTGAACCTGCGCCAACCACTTCGGCTGCGGCCAAACCTGGGAAACCAGCGGCGGCGAAGACGAAGCCTGACAATACAGCACAAAATGCCGACACGGCAAAGTCTGGTGATGACGAATCGGACCTTGATGATCCTGATGTTGCTGAGGCGGTTTCTGATCTGGCGAAAGAAGATTGGGACAGGCTGACGCATAAGGGAAAGTCGCAATTCCTTTCGCAGCGTAAGGCGGTGAAAGCCCTGACGCTGCGCGAAAAAGAGGCCCGAAAGGCGGCGAAGGCCGCTGAGGAAAATTATCAGACGGTAGAAAAGTTTGTGCAGGATGCTGGGCTTTCGCATGATGAGTACCTAGAAACCGTGGTTGTTTCTTCACTGGCCAAGCGTGGCGATCCACGGGCGATTCCAGTGCTTGAGGAGCGACTGCGGGCGGTCCGAAAGGCCGCTGGTATTCCGGAGCCAACAATGCAGGGGGCGGAACTGGATGCGGACCTCGCAGCGGTTCTGAAAGATGCTGAGGATTTTGGCATTGATACCACCAAGGTACGGGCCAAATACCAGGGAAAGCCGGAAGCGAAAACGCAACAGACGGCAGCACCAATTCAGCAGACTGTGACGCCAGCGCAGCAACAAGCGCAACCTGCGACACGGGAACTCACACCGGCAGAAGTTAAAGAGTCGAACGACATTGAAAAGACTCTGGTCGGGCTTGGCGTTCCCAAGGAAAAAGTGGTCGAACACGTTTATTCGCTCATGCAAGCAGACCCAACGCTGGCAAACCAGCCATTTGGGGAACGGCTTAGCGCTGTGGTCCTCGCGCATCATAAGGCTCAGGCGGCAAAGACCGCAACACCAGCACGGGGGCAGAGTGCCGTCGTTTCTGGTCGCGGTGGTCCTCCGGTGAGAACCGGGGCCAATACCACCAAGGATCCTGTGGCACTCGCAACGATGCCCAGGGGCCGATGACCTTTAGAGGTTTCCAATGCCTTCCGATCGTTCTTCCATTACCACCAGCGAACTCGATGCAGCCTTGACGGCTACCGCATCCAGTCGTTTGCTGAAAGGTAAAAACCAAGTTGCCTTCCTGGGCAACGTGGCAACTCCCACCCTCAACGCTTTCCGTGCCATCGGCAAAACGAATAACACGCCGGTCAGAGGAATGTATAAAGTCCACATGGCGTCCCCCCGTGGTCAGAAACTGCAATCAGTTTCAGGCCGCGACATCAATGCTTTCCGCAGTGTTGATACCCTGTTTGACGTTGAATATTCTGTTGGTCGCGTCCACTTGGGCGACGAATGGGTGCATCAGCAACTTGAAGAGGCTGGCATCGAAATTGACGAAGGTGCCGCCAGTCAGACCCAGATCGACATCACCAAGGCCGGTTGGTGGACCAAGGGCGCTGAATCCTTTGAAACCCTGGTGAACCTGGCCAATCAAAAATTGGAATCCTTGGAACTCAACTACGTCCAAGAGTTGAACAAAACTTTCTGGCGCAGTAACATCGCTGATTCCAAACTGTGGCCAGGCATTGATGCCCTGATCGCACGCAGCACCAACACCACCGGTGCGGTTGGTTCCAAGACTCGCGCCAATCAGTATTTGCGCCATCAGATCGCCAATATCAGTAACAACGCCAATATCGAAAAAGACATCGATAACATGCGCGAATTACAAAAGCGTACCCTGCATGACAACACTGCTCCCAATCTGAATGTTTGCGGTCGGACCTTCTACAACGCTGTGAAGGAATATCTCTTCACCGGTTCCAACGCT